ATATTCCTATTGTCCTAGAAAGCATCTCAATGCAGGACGATTATGAAGGAGATTACACCACCAGACGTGTTCTTCTTTATACCTTGAGATTTACTGCTAAAACATTCATGTTCGGTCCAATATCCTCCGCTACAAAGGATATCATCAAGACCGCAAAGATCAACTACATCTCTGGAGATTCCAGAAGCACAACTCGCGATATTACTTACAGTGCCACTCCAAGAGCAATCAAGGATTACACTGGAGAAGTCGAAACAACGATTACAGAAGATATTACTACATCAACAAGAGCATTCGATGTTGTTGATGCTAGTGGTCTTACTGCTAAGACTTACATTGAAATTGAAGGAGAAGAATTGTTCATCAACTCCATCAATGAAAATAAACTTAATGTTAAGCGTGGTCAGGATGGAACAACTGCTGTTGCTCACGTCAATGGTGCTCCCATCAAGATCATCAATGCTGCTGATGATGCTCTGGTTGAGTTTGGAGACGACTTCGGGTTTAGTGGGTCATTTTCATAATATATGTCTAAATTTGATGATCTAAACGATACCTTTAATGTTGAGAGTGAAGTAGTGCCTGAAAAGACAAAAGAGATACAGAAGATAGAAGAAGCAGCATCCTCAATGCAGGATGTGAAAAAGGACTATGAATACACTCGTGGCAATCTGTATTCAATCATTGAGAAAGGACAGGAAGCACTGAATGGTATTCTTGAACTTGCTCAAGAGAGTGAAATGCCTCGTGCTTATGAGGTTGCGGGACAACTGATTAAGAACGTAGCAGATGCGACTGACAAACTGATTGATCTTCAGAAAAAGTTGAAAGACATTGAGGAAGATAAACAGATAAGAGGTCCGTCTACAGTTAATAACGCTTTGTTTGTTGGTTCAACTGCTGAACTACAAAAACTTCTTAAGTCTGGACTTAAAGAAGAAGATAAATAAATCTGGGAGATAAATCCCGAAGTACTAAGTTACTAATAAAATGTCAAGAGAGGACTTACCTTCGATTGACGATTTCGCTGAAGAAAACAGCGATCTTCCGTCAGTTGATGAATTTATTACAGAAGAAGTTGAAGAGGAGTTACCCTCTGTTGAAGATTTTATTGAGCAAGAGAAAGAACTAATAAGCGAAGAAATTCAGACCATTGAAGATCTGAACGGAGATACTTTCGCAGAAGTAGAAGATATTGTTCCCCCATTTCCAGAATTAATTCGTCTGATTAACGATGTCAGGAAGGACATCCCAGACATCCCAGAGATTAAGTATTACGATAAAGAACTAGAGCAACTTGCTGAGCAGATCTCTCAGGTAAGGGAAGAGATTCCAGAAATCCCGGAAGTAAGATATTATGAGAGTGAAGTAGAAGCAATCTGTGAACAGATTGATGTTGTAAGAAATGAAGTCAAAGATCTTCCTGAAGTCAAGTATTATGATGAGCAGGTGGATGCTATTGAAGATAGAATTGACACTCTTCAAACAGAAGTCACAAATCTACCAGAAGTAAAATATTATGATGCTGAGATCGCGGCAATCTGTGAAGCAATTGACGCTGTAAAAGCATCTATTCCCAAGTTTCCTAAGTGGGTTAATGAAGTCAATGAAGTTCCCGACTTCTCATGGATTGGAAAAACTTTTAGTGTCATTGATGATGACTTTATCAAGATCAATGATTATATTGATACCTTAAGAGAGCGTGTTGACTATAACTTAAACGAACTTTCTGAGGATATTGATAAGAAGAAGTTTGAGGCAAAAGTAGAACTTGATACAAAATCTGAAGAGATTAATACAAAGATAAAGGAAGAGAAGGATAAGATTTGGAAAGAGATGCGTCAGTCATCTCTTCGTATTTGGGAGTATCATAAAGAATTCAAAGATGATGATCGTAAACTAAAGAAACAAATTCTTGGAGAATATAACACTCTCAAGAAGACGATCGATAAGAGAGTAAAAGAATATAATGAGAACAGCGTCAAGACAGATAAGTTGCTGCTTGACTATTTTGAAGATCTCAGAAAAGAAGTCTCCTCTCTACCCGAAGTCAAATACTATGATGATGATATTCGCCATGTAAAAGTTGATATTAAAGAACTGTTCAAACTTGTCAGAACAATCAAGACTGAACAGAAAGAGATTAAAGATCTTCAGGAAGGACTTCTCAATGAACCACCAGAAGAAAAAGAGTCTGTAGGAGGACAAGCAGATCCATTAACACCAATGGATCAGAAGTTTGCCACCCTTGATGATCTTGCTGGACACTACAGATTATTCATCAATAGAATCCAACAACAGATCTCCACCATTGGCGGTGGTGGTGCTGGATTCATCAAGGATTTGGATGATGTAAGTTTTGATCAAACCACAGGCACAAATGAACTGCTAATCTACAATGGTTCCCAGTGGGTTGGTATTGCCAGCACAGCATTGTCTGGTGCCCCATCTCAACTTGCAGATGTTTGTACTGGCACAAATCTGACAGTTACTAATTTATCTGTCACTGGCATTGCCACTTATGAAGATGTAAAGAACGTTGATTCTATTGGTATCGTTACTGCTAGAAGTGATGTACAGGTTGGTAGAAACTTAAACGTAGTTGGAATTGCGACAGTATCAGGTGCATTTTATATGCCACAATATACAACTGTTGCTAGAGACGCGGGCACTTTTAACGAGGGTGCGATGATATATAACACAACCGCACAAAAAATGGAATTCTATAATGGCACATCCTGGCAGTCACTGCCTGGTATGACTTTGGGTCTTACTGTAGCACTTGATGGATAATAAATAATAAGGAGTATTGCAACTCAATTGAATGAGCAACCCTCGTATTCCAAGAAAATCTGGGCAACCAGCAAATTCCAAAAAACATTCTGACCTCTACACGGATGAAAATCCAAAAGGTACGATTCATGGACTTGGATTCAAGGATGTTGCAACCTCTAAAGCATCTGTTTCTAAAATTCGCAATTCATCAAGATCTCATGCTCACAAAATCCAGGCAGCAGTTGCTATGGAACAGAGAGCAAGAGAAATGGGAAAGACTTCAGAAGCAGCGGTTTATAGAAAGTTCATTAACTCCATGAAGAAAAAGACTAAAGAGATGAATGAATCGGAAGACTATTCTCAAAAAGATAAAATTATGAATAGAGCAAAACCTCTTCATAAACATCTCTATAAGAGTCTTCATAAGAAAGATACTTCTGGTGATGTAAACGAAGAGAAGAACGGAAAATGTAAAGCAGGATATTATTACTGCTATACAGATGAAAAATGTAAACCAATCCCCAAAGGTTTTAGGGTGGTTGGTCGTGCCGGATATCTTCGTAAAGAAAATGGTCATTCTGTAGATGATGAACCAAAAAATGGTAATGGTAATGGAAATGGAAACGGTTCCAATGGAAATGGTAATGGTTCCAATGGAAATGGAAATGGTGGGGGAGTGAGTGAATCGAAAAGTGGTGATTCTTCTCTGCGTGACTGGTTTGGCAAGAGTAAGTCTAGTGATGGCAAGCCTGGTTGGGTTCAACTGGGTGGGAAATACGCTGGAAAACCTTGCGCCAAGCAACCAGGACAAACCACAAAACCAAAATGTGGTTCCAGTAAAATGAAACGCAACCTCTCTAAAGATGAAGAGCAAGCAGCGTTTCGTAGAAAGAATAAAAAAGATCCAAATCCAAATAGAAAAGGGAAGGCAATTAACGTGAATACTGAAGAATTTACAACACTACCGCTTCAAATTGAAGTCCCAAATAACATCAGAGATTTCAATCTGGGGCTGATGTTCCGTGAAAGTCTCGAAGAAAATAGTGGAATGCTTTTCATTTTTGATGATATTGCAAAGCAGTCATTCCATATGTCAGAAACAAAAATTCCTCTTGATATTGCTTTCATCGGAGAGGATGGAACAATTGAGAGTATCAAACAATTAGAACCACTTGAGGAGAGTCCAGTATCATCTGATGGTGAAGTTCTCTGTGCCCTGGAAGTAAACAGAGGTTGGTTTGAAGATAACGATGTAGAGGTCGGTGATCAAATTGACATCGAAGAAGGTAAGAAAGACGCTTGCTACCATAAAGTAAAGTCTCGCTATTCTGTATGGCCTTCAGCGTATGCCTCTGGTGCCCTTGTGAAGTGTCGTAAGAAAGGTGCTGCTAATTGGGGCAATAGCACAAAGAAGGAAGAGACCGAGTACGAACTTGATGAGAAGTGCTGGAAGGGATATAAAAAGAAAGGTATGAAGACAATGTTTGGAAAGAGATATCCAAACTGCGTCAAGAAAGAAGAGGTCGAACAGATTGATGAGAAGAAAGGATGTGTTCACAACCATGAGGGTGAGGAATGCCCAGTTCATGGTAAAAAATCTTGCCCTGATTTGGTAAAAGAGGCACAAAGGATTCCACAAAGAACTGGTAATATTGTAATGGTCATTCTCACCTTTAGAGGCAGAATGTATTCTATTCAAATGTTCTTCCCATCTGTGAAGATGCCTAGCAGATCAGATGTTCAGGATCAAATTGAAAAAGTATATCCTGGTGGTAAAGTCAGAAGTTATCAAGTTTCTGAACACAATCCAGGAGAACCACTACTGTATACTGAAGGTGCTGCGTGGACCAAAAAAGAAGGTAAAAACAAATCTGGAGGATTAAATGAAAAAGGAAGGAAGTCGTATGAGCGTCAAAACCCAGGAAGCAATCTTAAAGCACCTTCAAAGAAAGTTGGGAACCCTCGTAGAAAGAGTTTTTGTGCGAGAATGAGAGGTATGAAGAAGAAGTTGACTTCTGCTAAAACTGCGAGAGATCCAGATAGCAGAATCAATAAGTCCCTCAGAGCTTGGAACTGCTGATTAAATTATGCCTGATAATGTATATCTTGGTAATCCTAATCTAAAGAAGGCAAATACTGCCATAGAATTTACTCAAGACCAAGTTCTTGAGTTTGTTCGGTGTAAGGAGGATCCAGTTTATTTCGCAGAGAGATACGTCAAAATTGTTTCTCTTGATGAAGGTTTGGTTCCGTTCAAACCATATCATTTCCAAAAGAAGTTGATCAACAACTTCCACGAAAACAGATTCAA